AGCGGCTGATTTTTCAAGAAAATGTTCAAATAAGTATATTGTTGGTCTTCTTCAAAAATTGGTGAGTGGCGCCAAGCAGTATTACTGTCTCTTATCAGGGGCCCTATCTCGGTGTCATTGAATGTAAAATTGTTGTCGCAGAATATGCCGACGCATTGGTTCTCTATATCAAGTGGTTGTATTATCTTCTCTTTTTTCATATTTCTCTTTTATAGCCTGTGAACATATTTGGCCTATTTTGCCAATAGCTTCCTTGAGTCCGTATATTTGGTTAATCTGCAGGACACTTGTCTTGCTCTTTTCAAAACTGGTGTCAGTATAAATATCCAGCTCCATAAGCCTGACGAATAATAATAGCTCCAGCCACTCTGGTGCGCTGAGCATTTCTATTTCTGGACGAAATACGTTCTCTTCCTTTGTTTTCGCGTTTTGACTATTATACACTGATCTTACATAAAATGGAACTACTTTTTTCATATCATTGTAAGTTTTTATGACAAAATCCTGCAAATCATAGAGGTCGTCTTCATGAGACTTCAGCCTATATATTGAATTTAACACGTTTTTTGCTTGTTGCCTAGTGTGTGGCGCATCCGATTCCGACTCTTCTCCTCTTCTAAGTATGGAGTGAATTGAAGGGTGGTCTAAATTCGCATACAGCCTCCAAGGATTAAATTTGTCGACGTAGAAGCCGGCTGAGGAGGCATAGTCCACAAAGCACTCAAAATCTCTACTCTGAACTATTTGCCCTTTTTCAAAGTCGCGGTTGTAGTCAAGCTTTGCCAACTCTAATACCAGGCCGGAATTCCTAATATTGTTGTGCCTAGAAAGCAGAAAGCCGCTCCTTGTGACTGGGAAGTTCTTCAAGTTTCTGCTTAGTGCTTTCTTAAGAGACGTCAGATAACACTTATAGTCGTCGATCTCTTTGTCATTCTGGAGGAAACTGGAATATTTTGCGCTGTTGTACACGATATAGTTTCTATAGTCCTCCTCAAATGATTCGTATCCAAGAACAGGGACGACACCATCCAAGAAAGTGGGCGCCTGTCGGTCTGTGTTGTTTATTCTCTCAAGATATGCAGTCCTAAATATTTCAAAAGCAGTTGCGACGAAGCCTAGACACTGTATATCCGGTGCAAAAGCAGGAAAAGTGGCGAACACTGCAGGATCGCCAACGGGATATACTGGCTCAAATACCTCATTGATTAGTCCATAAGCATATTTATCATATAAAGTATCTATCATTCCGGGATAATTAATTAAATTTTTGTATTTTAATCTTTCGTCAAATTCCACTTTAAGTATTGACGTCGAGCCACCAAGAAATATTTCCTTTTCAGCCATTTTATCCCTCTCCTCTAGTGGGGGTTTTCCTAAACTGTGTCGAACTCACTAGTCTCACAGCTTCGTTCGAAGGGCGAGATTCATCAATCTCTATTACCTCGCCTCGGATAAGGTTATAGCGAACGCCCCCTGTCTGGGGATTTATTTCCTTATCCACAACACCGGGGATTGAAACAACATTACTATCCTGATGTAATATAAAGTCATTTGAAACGCGTCGCGCAGTATTCTCGTCAAGAATATTCCTGCCTGTTGAAGGGTCCTTTAACTCCACTAGTTGTGATAAGTAGTGACTCTGCGAAACCTCGACTAATGTCGTATCCAAATCTGGGATTTCGCCTGGGACGTCGTCGTTGCTAGCCTCCGTCCTCTTCATATTGCCTAAAGGTTTCGGCTTAGGCGCAGCGTTACTTAGACCTTCTGCTTCTGAAGCATGAGAGCCAAAAGAGCACTCAATAGAAGTTGTAAGAGAGCCAGCTCCATCGAATTTCGTTGATACGTTTAACACTGTATAGTATCCTCCAAGACCTATTCTAAATGCTGGGGAGTTTACATCGTCGGCTGAGCCAAAACCTATGTTATTTGGGTTTATATATATTTGACTACCAGGCATAAACAAATTGTTGCCGACCATGGTAATATTAGCGTTATAAGGCATCTTAAGCTCGTCATACAATCCAACCTGATTTGTCATCAGCTGCTCTTGTGCATAGGGTACATCGAAGCGCGAAAAGTTAATCTCCTTTATGAGACCTCGATTCTTGCCTAAGAGAAAGTGATAAATGCCTTCGCGAGAATCCTTGTCTAGATTCCCAGAGCCATCTGGTGCCAGCTCTCTATCTACTTTTTGATATATTACAAAGTACTCGCTCTCATCATCAATCTTTGTTGCCCTAAAGTCTTTCTGGCCGCTTGGAACCACTTCGGGACTCATGGCGGCTTGCGATGCGAGAGCTTGTCTCATCCTGGGCCCAGAATACGTAGTCGACGTGAATGTTGGCTGAGCGCTTATAACCTTAGAGGCGATGCCGACATTGGACCAGCTCCTTCCAAATACATTTGGTAACAAAGTACTGACACAATCGTTAACAAATTGAGGTATAGTATATGTGTTTCTATAAGAATTTACAATCTTATCAAACATGAACTCTTGATAGGTTTCTATAGATACTGGTATGTCAGCTATGTTAATCCTCGTGGTCTCTTCTGAATTATCTGGCTGCACGTAGCTCTTAAACTCTATATCGGGTAACAGCATTCGATAATTCGATAATTGCTTTTTAGCGCCCGTTAAAACTTTTGCAATCTTCTTTTTCTCGTCTGTGGTTTTTTTAGCTATAGTGACTAGATTGTTTAACTCCTCTTTGTCAATCCCCACTTCCGCTGCTAGTTTATCCGCTTCGGGCGACTTAATATCAATATACGGCGGTATCTTAGCTGACTTTTGAAGGGTAATTAAAGCGTCGTCTAGACCTTCCCTTGTTTTCTCAAAAAACGCCTCTATCAGGTCCCCAAAGGTGACATAGTAAACTCTTCTTTTGGAACTGTCCAAATCTTCCAACATTTTTGTCAAATCTTCTGACCCTGGAAACAGCTTCAAATCATCTGCGGGTATACCTATAGCACCAAGAGCCGAATTGACGAATTTCTGTGCACCTGCGGTCGCTCTTTGGTTGAGAGTTATTCCAAGCTCAGTATAACTCTTCAAGGTGGGCTCGTCAGTGTCAATAAAGTAAATTTTCTTATTCCTTTCGAGAATGTTCATCAGTTTTCTTATCTCTATCGACTTCTGTATTTGGCTCTTCCTGACAGACTTCGGCTCCTCCGCAGCAGTCTGCTTCTTTTTTGTTGAATCTAGCTTCTTCTTTTCAGGTGAAAACATCTGCCTTATGTTGGCGCGTTTCAACAAGTCGACAGGACTATCAGTTGTGCTGAAGATTCTGTCGCGGCCGGCATTGTTTATTCTTGCCGTATACTGAATATCTATATTTGCCGAGCCATCTTGATTAACGTTAATGCTGTGATGTACCACATTCATCCTCAAAGATATGTTTGAGTCTCTTATTTCCTTTATCTCTTCCTGCGTAAACAACCTGGTGTCGGGCACTGCATATCCCAGAGTGGCTGCGACCTCTACTGGTCGGACCAGGTCACCGGACGTAACTGTTGACCCATTAATCTCCTTCTTCTTTGCGGACTTTGCAATAGATATCGTAAAAAGGTCTGCCAAAGGAGCATAGCCTTTCTCAACATCAAACAAATTCGCCAAGTTATCAACGTAAAGAGACAAGCTGGCTTCCAAAAACCTGGGTGCAGTAAACGGGTCTGTTCCTGTAAAGTTCACATCAAAAGACTTAATACCGGCCCCTTTCGTCCTACTGTGGCCACTAGTCGTAGCTGCCTCGTCCGAAATTGTAGAAACGGGAAAGAAAAAAGGTGTTAGGCGCGCTTGGGCATCATTTGCTGCGTTCTGAGCTTTAAAAAATCTCAATTCTGGCACCAGAGCACTTATTTTGTGAGTTTCAAGGTTGAAAAAGTGCGCCTTTATGAGCTTTTTCCCAGATGCATCTCGGGCGTTGTAAATTTTTGACATAACAGCCTCAGGCCGGTATGGGCCCTGAAGTTTGTGCACTCCCGTTGCTGACGTTCCTGGTGAAAGTCTACTCTCTTTTAACGTTTTTGGTGCACCGGACAACAAATATATGAGATATGCCTGTGGGTGAAAATTGTTTAAGATTATTTCGCTGGACATGTTATCTCTCTCTTGTAGCTATCCTTATGGCCACATCTAGTTCTCGAGGAATGTAAACCACATCCCCTATATTGAAGTGGGCATCTGTAGGCTTATTGTTATACCAAGCGATAATCCACCAATAATCAACATCGCCATAATACTCATAAGCAAACTTATAAAGCCTATCTCCCATCTTATAGATCCTTTGGACATGTGTCAAGTCTTTTCTTAATTCTTCGTCCGTGGGAGAATTGGGAGGCATCCTGGAAAGAACCGAGGTTTCTTCAATGAAACGCCTATCGTATATCGTCTCTCTCTGTTTCTTATCTGCTGTGTAAATGTCTCTATATAAATTTCTATTTGACATGTAAAATACCCCTTTAGTTCTCTAGCCCTCTAGAAGTGGTTGCAGCGTCTAAAGTAGCGTTAGCGCCACCCTGATTAATCGTGGCGGCTGGCTGGCTAGCTGCTGAATATGGAAAAGTCTTCGTTATAAAATCCGAAGTTTCTGAATCCCAGCCTAGTGGGCTTTCATGCTGCGGAGTGAACCTAAAACTAATATTAAAATGCTTCGGAAACAAGTCTCCTGTTGGCGACACGAAATAGCCTGCATCCTTATTTGGATTGAAATCAAGCCCCTCGATACACCCTAGAAGACTACCGGCTCCGTTGGCTGACTGAATCATGTTAACAAATCTGACTCTTAAAAGTGGTGGCGCCTTAATTGTTCTGCCAATCGAACCACCTGAGCCATCAAGTGGCGCACTATAAACTGGATATAGCATTTTTACTAATGTCTGCCAGCTTGTTAGGTTCTCTCTGGCGCTCTCAAAACTAGGGGATAACACGTCAAAGCCCACCTGAAGTTGACGAGTTGTTGATTGGTATGGCTTTATTGGGTCGTTTCTCCCAAAGACCTGCTCGTTACCCCAAGTAACTTGATAACTGTCGCTATATTCTGTTATGAATGCAGGAAAAGACACCTTCGTACTTGTCGCGACATGTATCAACTCTACTGTTTGGTTTTTACTTTTTGCTATATCATTAAAATTTGTAAAACTCATATATTACCCCCTAGGCTTACTTTATTTGGCCGACGGATATTCGAGCGCGTCGCTCGTCTTCAAGCTGGAGCCTAATGGTTCTCTTACCTGCCACGATATCTTCCAGGACTCCTTGGCCGAACATTGTTGCGGCAGGGTTCCCGGCGGCGGCGGTGGCGCCTAGGCTACTGACGAGCTTTTTCAAAAGAGCCTTTAGGCCCTTGTCGCCTTTCTTTTCTTGCTCTTGGATTTTCTTAGCCAGCCAGGCGACTAATCTGGTCGTCTGAGTTTGGGCGCCGGTAACGTCCGTTCTGTCCCTCACTATCTCTCCGCTCTTATCCCTTGCGATGGCGCCCATTACGTCGGCTGCCTTGGTCATTAATGCCTGTTCGGTAGTCATTCCGGAATCTTTAAGCACCTTCATTGCCTTACTCATCATAATTGAACTCTCGGCTGCCCTAAAAGCAAGGCCTTGCATCTGAAATGTGTATTTCTCAACTGGCGTTCTGGTCTTATTTATACCGTCGATCATGATGTCTAAAGATTGGTTTAGTTTTTTTGACTTCATGGCGGTGGGGTCTTTAGCCTCTATCGCCTTCATTGCTTTTTTCTCGTCTATCTTCAAGTCCCCTCTGAGGAATTTTCGAGTCTCTTCAACGCTGCCTAAACCGATAGCATCTTTTAGTGCTAGCAACTCAAACTTGCCCATGTCTTCTATAGACCTTCCGGACTCCATTATCGCAGACCTAACTTTTGTGGCTCTTTCAGTCTCTGTCATTGTTAGCATTTCCATACTATTAAAAGCCGACTTGCCAAGAATCTGGTTTAACTTGCCGGCTTTGTCTGCAGACCCCCTAAAACTATCCATGGACTCTCCAAAAGCACTGGTCAAGCTACCAAAAGAAATACCAGTGGTAACCGACATCTTCTGTAATCCAATGAAGTTGTCCATCATTTTGCCCGCGGAATAAGCAAAATTCTTTTGTGCAAAGCGGAAATTCTCAGCCAAAACTCTTCCGGAAACAGGGACTTCTCTCTGGACACTTATGAGCGTACTCGTAAGCTGGCTTATCTCCGATGCGTTCTTGTTGAAGGCAAAAGCTGCAGAGTCAACTATCTCTGCATAATCCTTAGTGTCAATGCCAGCATGCTGAAGAACAACTGATGTTCTCATTAAGGTATCTTGAAGCTCTCTTCCTGCGAAGGCCAAAGACTTAGATGAGTCGCGCCATGCGCGGTTGACCTCTAGGCCGGCGTTGATGGAGCCGTTAAATTTTAAACTAGCTTTATTGGCTGCAGAAATAGACTTTGAAAAGTCAAACATCTGGCCAGTATAGCCGGCCTTAAAGTATTCTTTAGTCTCCGCGTTTGAAGACTTGATAAGTTGCGCCAGCTGGCGCCAGGGGTTGATGACATCTTCCACCTTTCCCAAAGAATCTACTAATTCTTTGGCAGTCTTCACGGTAGACTCTTTAAAGGACTCCCCGATATCGTCGGCCAAAGCGCTGATTTTAGAAGATTTGTTATCACGACCAACAGAAAGCCCAGCTTTATTGAACGCTGCTTTGAGTTTCCGCTTCTCAGCTGAGTTGGCGTTCTTGATTGCCTCGATGATTTCGTTTATTGTTGGCTTCGCCATCCCTTTTTAAACCTCTCTTATCTATATAGACTAAATAGGTGGGTTCAAGGGTTTATTATTCTGGTTTATCTTCAATGTCCCTGATTAAGCGGTTTAGAAACCACTCTCGAAGTTGGACGGGCAGGCTATAAGCTTCCGTAAACGTCCACTTGCCATGCTTCATTAGTATGTATATCGACTCGTAAGTACCCTTCTCGACGTACTCTTTAGTTAGACCAAAACCAGCCCACAGAGAAGGGCACCTCCTTTTCTACTTCTGTAGAGCATGAGGGACAAGTAACATTCTGTTTTGTATCGAATGCTGGAACGTTCATATTATGTGCATATTTTATCATTCTTGCATCAGCTGCAGGAAGAATATCGATTAGTTTGGATAGGTCTGACATATCAACGATATCATTCACTGAGACTAACGCTCTTCTAATAAATTCAATTGTTTCGTTGTAAGGTAAGTTTAACCGGTCTTTCTGCTCTTTGGATTTCTGCAAAAACTGAATGTCTTCTCTTGATAAAAGCTTTATTCTAGCTGACAATTCAGTCACTGGTAAGACAATTTCCAAAGTCTCACTCGTAGCATCATATTTCCACTGATCAGTGTCCTCTATCTCAAACTTTTCAGTCTTTGTCTTTTCAAGCATTGCTGAAAGGCTGACCTCCACAGTCGACAACTCGCCGCACTCTGGACAATCATGGTTGATGTCTAAGGCATCGCCATACCCCGTCTTTCTTGCCGAGACCAGTATTGCAACTTTGTCACAATCTAATAAATCTGCGGCTCTTACTCCTTGAGTTATCATGAGTGAGTCTATCAACTTATCAAAAACAATACCCTGCTCAATAAAGCTATCATTAATCATGATATCTTCTTCTTTTGCAGTCATTGATTTGATTTCAAGGCTTTCTAGTCCACTAATTGGGCTACTCTGTTCATAAAACTTGCCCCCACTAGGCAGATGCACTATCTCTGTCGCGACGGCGAAAGAGAGCCCAAATGGATTGGGCTTTTCCTGTTGTATGTGGGGGTTTATATTTGGCTGCGGTGATGCCGCTTCTGGCTCTACAGACTTAGGTATCTGTGTTCTTCTCGAATTTCTTGACATGTTTCCTCTTTTAACTATTAACTAACTGTCTTTTGACTTAACCTTCTGGATTGAAGCCCGCGTCTTGTTGACTATTGGTATTCCAGGTACCTGTGGGTTTGGGGTGCTGTTTACCACTGACGCCATCGATTGTAGCATAATCATAGGTTATGCTTATGTTGATGTTTAGCAACTCATCTGCACTATAGTCTAGCGTATCAAACTCTACAGAAGTTATTAGAGGGTTGTGGATTCTCCACTTTTCGGCCTCAGTAACACCGTCTGCTTTGAGCTGGACTAACTGTATTTGAGTGCCTAGTGCCTCGACCATACCCTTTTTAGAGATGGTCGTTGCTCTGCTCTCTTCATATTCACTTGGGATAACATATCCAGAGTTTTCCAAAATCTTATACAAGCTTTTTGTAGAGTCTGGATTGACTGGATCAACAATTGTGATATCAATCGGGTTCCACTTTACTCTTCCCGGGTAGTTGAATTCATAGTTCAAAAACTGATGTGGTGTAGTCTCAACATTGTAGCTAGGTTTCTTCACGCTCTTTACCACAAACTGAGGCATGCCTGTAAAATAGAGAAGCCATCTAAACTTCCTCTTTGGCTCGACCTGTCTTTCACTCCAAAATGCCATTATATTAAGTCTCCTATTAGTATATATTACTTTCTTTGCTTTTTTGGCGATTATTAGTCGTCAAAAGATGCGCCAGAGCGCGTTATAACAAAATCAACTGCGATAAACTCAATGGCTCTTGCTGGCTTCAAGAATATCTTTGCGTACATAACGTTTCTATCAACTAAGTCAGGGGTTGTTGTTGTCCTGTCCAACACCACCTTGAAATCTGTCAAGCCAAGTCTCGTCTTTACTCCTTCAAGAAAGGGTATTACCTGTCCAGTAAAGCGCGCCCAGGTTGCCGGGACATTCTGGTCAAAAAGCAGGCCATTTGCAATTCTAGATACTTCTTTCTTGACAAAAATCAGGAGACGACGAACATTGATTCTATCGAGAGCTGATGGTGTCAATTGAAGTGTCTTTTGTCCGAAAACAACCAAACCCTCTGAAACGAACGAAGCAATCGGATTGATGTTTGCCTCGTAGAGAGTGTCTCTGTCAGAAGAGAGCAACTGCTCCGATGCTTGCAGCACTGGTATACCTGCATTACCTTCGTTTAGGCCACCTCTGTTAAAGCCAGCTGGTGCAAACCAAACTTCATCGCGCTGTTCGGTATACCCTATGACGCCCAAGGCGACGACTGATGGAGGCGCCCAAATATCACGAGCGTTAATAGTATCCCTGACCTTTACCCATGGGTAATAGGTTGCTCCGTAGCTCGAGTTTAGTTGGCGCGCAGTGAGTGCCTTAGCGCTCTTTGCAGGGGTAGTGTTATTAACCCTGTCCTGAAAACTAGCACAACGAGCTTCAGAAGGTGGAATGTACACATCTGGGAGGTCGATGATGGCTAGGGCATCTGCTCGAGCTTCACATGTTTGAACCAACTTTCTGGTCAGCGTAGTGTTCGTAATTCCAGGCATGACTGCCAAATTCATTTCTAGCGCTTCAGGATCCTTAATTAGTTCAATTGCCCTATCTATGCTAGCGTGAGCATAACTATTTCGCGTGGTACTATCTGGGCCAACGCAGTTTGAGCGAGCGCTCATGTTGAAAGGGTCAGCCTCTCGAACATTAACTCCGTCAAAGCCGCCCTGCATAGGCATCGAGAAAGTATCGACGATATCTGTAATTGCTGACGATGATGCGTTGGTCAGTGAAGTGTAAGCTCTGCCGGCGCGTTGTGAACCAGAAATAAAAGCCACAACCGTTGGATTATAGGAGCTGAGGTCGCCCACGTTAGGTGTAGTGTTGCCAGTGATGTAAACCTCATCGAGTGAGAACAAGTAAGAGTACTCTCCCTCGGAAGCAACACCACTAATTTGCTCAGTTAAAATACCACTCGAATTGAAGGTACTGAATCTTCTCAGATGGTCCATCATACCAGTGTTAACTGCTGAGTAGTTTATTGTACCTGACACATTCCCAATGGATTTCCTGTATTCGGCATTGCCCAGGCTGTATTTAGCACTAAGAGACGGTGCTTGAGAACCAGTGACAACATGTGGAATTTCTGGCCATCGGAGCTTGAGACCTAAACCGCCGGCGCCGGTACGAACAGAACCAGTGGCCCATCTTGCGTCGCCGTCGAAGGAAGCAGTTACTGTCCCGGTGGATTGAGCAATAGCTTTGGGTACGATTGGTCCCAAGAAGCCGAAAGGCACGGACTTTGGGTCAGCTGGGCCATTTTCGCCAACATCCTGAGCCATTTCAACCCTGATATAGCTGGACTGGTTAACATAATTTCCATATACCTTGTTTCTCTTTTGTACTCCGTCCCACTCAAAGTATTGGTCGCCGATTCTACGGGCGATGAAATCATTTGAGTTAGGGTTCAGATTAAGGTTCTCATAGCTATCAACTATATAAACTCTTCCACCTCGTCTCTGCTCAACAACAACGTCAAAGCGACCGAATGGGGAAGGACTGCCTGTGTCTGCAATCTTTATGTTTTCAATCTTCACATTCAAGTCCATCCCCTTTTCGCCCTCTTGGATGGCGATGAAACGGAATAGCTTCTCTAAAGAGGTTGGTTCGTAGCTAGCACTGTCGCCGTTGTACTGAGGAATTGCCCATCCAGTACGGGCGGCGGCTAATTGATGGTTGCTGCTCTTGAAGTTTTCCATATTGTCTTTTAGTTTTAGTGGGAATACAACGAAAGTGGAACCGTCAGCCGCTTCTCTCACTACCTTCTCATACTCTTCTTCGAAAGTTTCGCCAATCCAGTAGTGCTCAGCTAGGGAGCCAGACGGTGGACGTATTACACTAGAGTTTGTAGCAACTGGGTTTGTGTTCAGTACGTCTCTTATATAGTTTTTGCCTTCTCTCAGAGATACAGTTTTAGTTGCAGTCTCGGTGCCGTCGCTGACGACAACCTGAAAGGAGTGTCCTGAGATCTTAACTGGTTTGGATACCTCGCCTGTCGCGCCGGAGCCACTAACCAAACTAGTTATGGTTGTTGAGCTGGTGTGAGCAGTGCCCTTTACGCCAAATTCAAAATCAATTGAATCCGAATATGCGATTGCACACAAAGAAGCCGTCATAGCACTCCCAGATACACCAACGAAAAGGCCGTAAGCATCCTCTACATCCCATCCAGCTTCTGCGCCGGATTGAACGTCCTCTCCTTGTACCCCTAAAAGCCTTATAACGGTTACTGGCGAGTTGATATCTGCCTTAAGGTATGCCTGTGCTGCTAGAGGAGCATAGGCTGGCGCCAAGAGGCCGTTTCCCTCTCTCCAAGGGTCACTACCTTCATTACCAGGCAATGGCTCTCCAAAAATCTCGACGAATTCCTGAAATGAACTAACCTTCACAGGTTTTAGTGCCGGTCCTCTTCTTGTGCGACCGATAACAACTGGTCCAACGCCACCTGGGACCTTTGGTAGTTGGCTATTATCAATCTCGCTCAGGAAAACACCAGGCGAGACAAACTTGAATTTCTTTGCAGACATATTAACTAATCTCCTTAAATCAGGCTCTTTCAAAAAAGTAAAATATTACTCTAATAAATAGTTTTAGGTTTTTTCAAAAGAATAAAAGAAAGGAAAAGAAGGTCCCGACCGAAGTCGGGACCAATAAGGAAGGATTTAGGATAGGGATATTATTGCTTGATGTACTTGACGATAACTTCGTCTTCTTCAGCTAGTGAGTTGCTGGATCCCAATGTAATGGTGGTGCCACTAATTGAGTAATCCTGGCCCTGTGACTGCATGATGCCGTTAAAGTATACAGAAACAGCTGCGCCAGAAGATGGAGTCTGTGATAGTGCATACCCACTTGGGAACGCGGCGCTGGCTGCTACTGCAGTACCAGTGAAGCGGTCTTCAACATGAGTAATCGAAAGAACACCATTAGTAATCTGGAGACCGTCGCCCTTAATATCATCGTTAAGCTTCGCAGCAGTAACCTGGTCATCACCTAGGTGAGCAGTGTCGATAGAACCATCAACATATTGGTCACTGTCAACAGAGTTGGCAGCCATCTTGGCCAAGGTAATCTGACTATCTGCGATGTGAGCAGTGTCGATAGAGCCATCAACATATTGGTCACTGTCAACAGAGTTGGCACTCATGTGAGCAAGGTCAATAGCGCCGTCGGCAATTTCTGCAGAGTCAACCGAGTCAGCTGTAAGTGTTAGAACACCAGCAGACAAAGTAGCATCACCACTCATCTCAACCCATGCAGCGTCGGAGCCGTCAGATTGAAAGAAGCGGTTTGCAGCACCTAGAGCCAATGCCTGTGGGTCACCGGAAGCATCACCAGAAATGATAGAGCCACGGGTGAGACCAGCCATCTTAGCTAGTGTAACCTGATTATCCGCGATGTGAGCAGTGTCAATTGAGCCGTCGACGTACTGGTCGCTATCAACAGAGTTTGCACTCATGTGAGCAAGGTCAATAGCTCCAGCAGCAATGTGCTCACTATCTACAGCGTCATCTTCAATCTTAGTGCCGTCAATAACGTCAGCAGAAAGGTGTGCTCTATCGATAGAACCATCAACATATTGGTCACTGTCAACAGAGTTTGCTGACATGTGCTCAAGGTCGATAGAACCAGCAGCAAGGTGCTCACTGTCAACAGCGTCGTCTTCAATCTTAGTGCCGTCGATTGCATCTGCAGCGATATAAGCTCTCGCTACTGCAGTACCCTGCCAGGTACCGCTAGCGATGGTACCAACCGAAGTCAAGCTCGAACCAACAACGCTGGAACCTAGTGTCGTAGCACTAAGAACAGAAGCGTCATTAATCTTGAACTCTTGACCAGATGCAAGATTCAAGTGGTCAGAAACATCCCATGAATCAACACCGTCATAGAGGAGGGAGGCAAGTGGGCTGTTTCCAGCATCCTTACCAATGGCCATACCGGCACCGTCGGCAGCTGCGATAGCTGAATTGGTAGAACCAGAAGCAAAAACCATTGCCTTATCAGCGATGGCAACAACAGTTGAGTTAACAGTTGTAGTGGTACCATTGACAGTCAAGTCGCCGCTCAAAGTAAGACCAGTGAATTGTGGACTGTCGCCAGTGCCTAGACCCAAGCTAGTACGAGCAGTGTTACCAGTCTCATATGTAAAAGCACCAGGACCTGTAGCAACTAGGAATTCACCGTCTGCAGTTGGAGCTCCAAGAGTCTCCAAATCTTCGAAGATGGCATTGTTCATCTTGCTAGCAACAATAGAACCAGCTAGCATAGCATTGGTAACACCAGAAGCCTTAACGCGGAGAGCGTCAGAACTAAGCTCAAGTGAGCTATCATCGACACCAACTGCGAGAACGCCACTGGAAGCAGCAAGGCCGT